AAGGCGTCAACAATGCTCCCTTGGTGCCGGACTTCACCGTTTTGCAGTTTGTAGACACTGGCGTAGTTGCCAGACCCCCCTGTGGTGCTGTCCTTTATCTTGAACGTGTTGTCGGATGTGTCGAAATAGTGTCCATAGTCTGAGTTTCCTAAGGCCGCAGGAGGGCTTGAGCCGCTGTTGTTCGTGAATAAAGCATCGAGGCCGTCATTCAGGTCTGCCCTAAACTGAGGGAAAGAGACGTTCCCTACGGTTTTTCCTGTTGGCTGGCTCATTGAGTCACCCTGCCTTTGCCGAATCCGGTTGCAGTGTAACCATAATTCAACTCCCGCTCAATAGGAGCCTCGCGGACCCAAGCATAAACATCAAGGTTAAACGAGAGAATACTCTCGGATATGTAGCCTGCATCGACATACATATCGATATCTTCATAGGCACGTGCAATAAATAATTTTTCGGTGACATGAAAAACCTCTAGTCTTTCATTTCCCGCTAAAGCCGCAGAAGTGGTTACAACCACCCTTGGGTCTTCTACAAAGACATGTTTGAACTCAACTATGTCAAAGAACGGGTTGCCCTGACGCCCAATGGTTCCCTTGCCGTTCTCTGCCCTTTCTAGGTAGCCTACTTCTGCAGTTAACTCAGAAACGCTTAAAGTGCTGTCTTGGTCTTCTGTGGCAAGTTCAATTTTCGTTTGAACTACTGTGCTCGCAGAGAAGCCACGGGTAAACTCGACCCAATCGTTAAATTCTGTCAAAGTGTCTATACCTGCGTATCCTTTTGACCCCCTCAGGTAGTTGCGCAACGATGTTCTGTCGTTAACGCTATCTCCATCAAAAAAGCCTAGACGAGTGTTAAACAGGCCAGACGAGCTGTCAAACTTGACCTCACGCCGCCGACCAGTTGTAGATAAATACTTATGCGTTACAAACATGTCAAAATCTGTGTCGCTAGGGCCTTCGCTGTTAACCAACCCAGCATCCTGCAGGTGGTCGTTCGCAGGCACTACTAGCCTCCCTAGCAGGAAGCTGGTAATCGCGTTGTTTCCGCCAAGGACATATTCGCCTTTGCCGTCGTAGTTGTAATAATTTCCTTCAGCAAAATCCATATCAACATACAGCTCAGTCGCAACCATTAGCGCCAAAGTCGTTGGCGCTGAATAGTCATGCCCTGCGTATGTGAATGCGTCCGATGCTGCGTCAGAGTATTTTTTCTGCGGAGCCGGAGGGTCTATTGTATAAGTATTGAAAAATAAATTTTCTGCGTATCCAAGGTGAAAACCAATTCCATCAAGCCCTTTGGGGATAATTTTATCCTCCTCTTTTGCTATGTTGCCAAGCGGCAAAGAGTTCACGTCTACGTCAAACCTAGTGACCTCTACTGACGCCGCAAGGTCAGAGCGCAATACAGGCAGATCGTCAAGGTTTTCGGCTTCTGTTTTTACAAAATATGTTCCGGGAATCGTCGGAATGACTAAAGAATTTTGGCTGCTCGGGAGAGGATCAGCGATAGGATCGCTATTTTCCCAAGTGGCTGCGCTTGTGCCATCAACGTAACTATCGATCAAGTATTCCTTAACAACATAAGCGTCTTCAGTCAGGCGCGGGTCGTAACGCACTAAAACCTTGCCCCCGTTAATTACGGAAGGGTCCGTGAGAGCGGGCCAGCGCAAAACGCCGTTAAGATCCGACAGCCGCTCGAAGGAAAGAGATTGAATGTTTTGCGGAAGTTTTCTCGAAGACCCTACCACTTCATAAGTAATTGCCGCCTCAGGGCCTCTAAGCAACCCTTTGATAGGAGTCACACGTATTTCATACAATCCTCTTTTTGCGTCTGGAATATCGATTAAATTACTTTGGGTCGAAAGCGTAGTGAAGTTTTCATCTTCATGACGGTAACTGACCTCGTAAATGATTGCCTGGCGTACGCTTTGCCAAGCAACTGAAATTTTGACAGAGCGGCGACCGTTTATATCAGAAACGACTTCCTTGACTTTCTCTCCGCTCTCAATGGTAACTGGCAAAACTCTCAAATTCTGAACCGCTCCAGGTGGTTCGTTCAAATTGGTGACATCAAACCTTTCCAGCGGCTCGTCTGATTCAATGTTTGCGTACTTGGATGGGTTGTAAGAAAGAGCTTTTACGTTATACAAAACCCCATCTTCTTCCTCTACGCTAATAACTCGCCAAGTTGCCGGCCTAACATCTGATCCGCTTCTGATGTTGTCAATATATAGCGCTTGATTCCCCTCGCTGTAAAAGACATAGCCAGCGGCAACGTACTCGGTTCCGCTTAATCCTGTTGATTCAAGCAGCCAAGCGCTATTAACAAATGGCTGAATAGTATACGCCTGCTCAACCGTAAGCTGGTCACTTATGATGTACCTACCCGGCGAATCGCTAATGTATAGAGCGTCTACATATAAGCCCCCGCTAATAATCGCTCGGGACTCAGTGCTGCCATCAGGTAGCACGACATGCAATAGCGAGCCGCTGCCATAAGCCAGGTCAGTGGAAATAGTATCCACCGTAAAGGTATTGCCATTTATTGCCTTGATTAGGCCAGAAAACCGCTCCCCAGTCTTGACTTGATCTGAAATTAAAATCACGTCGCCGGGTCGTACTACAATTCCGGCCTCGATGGAACAAGTAAAGCCAACGACATCCCGCTCAAACTTTTCTGTATGCAGAATCCACCGCCCCAGTCGCGCTGCCTGGCCACGACTTGTGCAGCCAAACGCCTCGACATCCTTACGCACTACGCCATACTTTGAAATCCCTTCTTGGTCCTCGATGTATTCATAACGTACATCTTGCGAGGGGATGTCTAAATACGAAACTCCGACAACCGTGGATCTTTGCTTTAAGCTGCTGCCCGTATAATTAAAATCTCCAACTATATTTGCTTGACTAAACAAGAACACAGGATCGGACGGACGGTCCTGAGAAATGGCAAGACTTCCTGCGCTCCAGTAACCCTGGCAACGCATAACTGAAAGCAAGTTATTGATTGTCTCAAAAGCGCCGCTAGGGCTCTGAATGCTGGCATTGCATAGAAATCTCGGCTCAAGGCCGCCAAGCCCATCCGGGACAAGCTCGTTGTTGTATTTTGAGGCTGCAAAGAAATCAAACTTACTTAAGCGGGAAGCGTTGCCGGTAAAATTAGCTTTTTCTTGCGGCGTAAGGATGTGATCCCCAAATCCATACCTTGTATTAGTCAACAGATCCCAAAGAATCCAAGCTGGATCAGCGCACCATGTGGCAGCAGAAAACGTGCCATCCCAAAAGAAATTTTCCGGGTAAATCACGCGGCCAGTGTCTTGGTCAACAGTGGCACCTCTGGGGGTGCGAACCTTGACTCCTTTTATGTGGTATTTTCTTCTTGGAATTGAAGAAAATTGCTCTGCATCCACCCTGGTTGCAATAATTGCAGAGTTAGGGTATCGCGTTCCTGCCGTTTTTATTTGAGTAAAACTAGCCCAGAAACTTGCGTTCTGCAGCTCCGGCGTGTTTGGGTTCTCATCATTTGTTATTCGCAGAACCGAGACTTCAACAATATCATTGGGGTTGGGGCGGTCTAATTCAAATTCAATATCTCTTTGATAAAGATCGCCGGAGCGCCCTTTAATAGTGTCGTCAGCCACTTTCACCCTTGAACCGTTGGCGTATCGAACAAAGAACTGATGCCTCACGCTTGTGCCGCTGACATCGCCATTCTTTTTATTTTGCCTTTGCAAAACCGGCACGCTAATTGTGACTCTGACACGGTCTACCTCAGAGTCTGATATTGCCCTGACTATATGAACGCCCTTTTTCAGTTCTGTGCCAACACCTACTTCTGTCTCGCTGCCAATTGACAAAGGAATGCGACTTTGCACTTGCGTGCCATTCCTTATATGAACCTCTGCATCCCCAAAATTGCCTAGCCCCCTAGTGCCATCTGGATTCTCCGACTGCAATTGAGTTTCATTGAGAAAGATCGAAGCCCCTCTGTTAACAAGCCCTTCGATTTCTCCTTCCGAAATCAAGTCATAGACATACGCATACTGCCTTGAAACCGTATTGTCCTTTGCGACCTTGGCTTCACGAGGCGGCGTGTTAGCGGAACCGCCACCGCCTTTACTACTTTTTACGCTTCCGAGGCCACCTGAGCCAGCAATTCTTAAGCCTAGGCCTGCGTTGTGAACGCGAACATTGTTGGCGATAAAAGTGTGACGACCCTCAACCGTTAAGTTGTAAACAGTGCTTTTCCCTAGCGGTTTTTTGCTGACGATTGGACGCAGGTGATTGCAAACATCCACCAAGCAGTCGTCTGGGCCAAGCGTTCCAATCTCTACAAACGCATTGAATTGATTCAAGACCCAATGATTTGGAGTCGCGTCTACAAATTCACCGCCCCAGAGGTTGTAACGGGTAACTTCCTCCTGCTCGTGCTTGTGAACCTTGAGAACCTTGCAAGCGGCGATCTTCCCCTTGTCGTCAAAACTTAAAACTTCTGTTCCCTCTCTTATTTCATCAATCCTAGTTTGGCCATTAGGAACAGAAACTAACGTAGAGCCAGCAAAGCAGCCTCCTCCACCGCCACCGCCTGAACCAATAACTCTGCTGTTAGCGTTCATAGCTCAGCACCCCCAGCGTCAAAAACTATAACCTCCCCGAGCAAACTTCCTGGTGGCACCGACGGCGTGATTTTTTTGTTTACAACATCAACGCCAGAACTAATTGCAATACTTCCAACTAATGTTTTGCCGTAAACAATTGGAACAGGAACGCCTGCACGCGCAACATTCTGAATGCCAGAAAAACTGAAACTGTTTCTTGGGTCACGAGGGTCGTCGGTCGATTTTTTTGATCCCGAAAAGCTTGGCAACTGTGGAATTGGACTTAAGAGCGTTGAAACTCCTGACAGCACAAGCCCAGCGCCCGCAGCTAAAAGCGCAATTGAGCCGGTAGCTGTGGCTGCACCAAAGATTCCTACCTTGGCCGCAAAAGCACCTGCGAACGCCGCAGAACCAAAACTTACGGCAGATAAAGCAATCAATGCCACTCCACCAATAATCTGGGCAACCCCAAAACCTGATCCTCCTCCTGCGCCTGTAACCACAGGAACAATTTTTATATCATCATTGCCCACAGGAAAATGCAACTCGTTTTCGGCAAAACTAGTTTCACCGCAAAAGACTTGGTAGCTGTGCTGCCTAATGTGTGTTTCTAGCTTGGGGAAATTAACAAGCAACATCCTGACCGCCTCCGCAATGCACGATACATCTGCCGTTACGGAACTACGGCCTACAAATTCAGCCAATGGCCCATACAGCTTAATCTTGCGAAGCATGACGCAGCCGCCTACCTGTGCAGGATTGTAGCCAGCCGCCGTAAAGATCTCTACTGCTTAGCCGCCTGCCAAGGTGATGCAAAATCATCCCATCACCAATGTAAACAGCGCAGTGGTTGAGGCCGCTTGCGCCAATCTGCATCAACAAGGCGTCCCCACGCTTTAAGGTCTCATCGTCTTTCAGGCACCTAAACCCAGTGGCGGACCACGAGCAATCAAACAAGGGCTCTGCATTGAAAGCCTGAAGCGTGGCGGGGCGATCCCAGTCACGAAGCTGTATGCCCTCCAAGGAGTACCAGTCGCGCACCAGCGTCCAGCAATCATGGACGCCCCAGGTCCACTTTCTGCCCACTAGAGGTGCCTTGTACCCGCAGGGGGTGTATTCAGCCCAGTCGCCCGTGCTTGGGTTGTATATGTACCAAGGCAGGCCATGCTGCTCTGCCATGGCTTTGTCGGCATCGCTTGGAGCCGGGGGCGTTACAGGGTGGCTATGAAAAATTGCTGTAATCTGACCAGCGTCAGCGGCCTCTGCGTAGTCTTTGGGGTCAAGAACGAAATCATCCTGCGGAAACTCGGCAAGATTGGTGCAGGGCCAATAAACCTCTTTGCCACTGACAACAAGGACAAGTCCAACACACTCATTGGGGGCTTGCTCCTCAGCATGTTGCTTGGCTGCAGAACGCCAACTCATGCGTATTGCGATCCGATAGAAGGGAAGCCTCCAAAGGGTAAATCGCTCTCGCCAAAACGGCACTTGCAGCTTTCAAGCTTTTTGCCGCAAGCATCTTGAGCCTCATCCACGACAGGTTCATTGTTGATACTGAAAAACTTAAAACTAACGCCGTCGACGACTTTTCCAGGATCTTGGCCTGGCCTGTACCCACACTCAGCAGACTTGTAGACCCATTGGCACATGTTGAGGCATGACCTTTTTGGCGCTCTAACGCCTGCCATATCAAAGGCGCTAGCAAGTTCAAACTGCATTATCTCTCGCGTTTCGGAGGACTTGCGATCTACAAAGTAGATCTCTTCGGGGAAAGCTGCTGTTGGATCAGCCGTTGCATTGACCCCACCTTCAAAATTCTCCCCGTCTAAAAATTTTGCGAGCGTTCTGATTCGTGTAAATTTTGCGCCTTCAAGGCCGGCAGGTAGTGTCGCGATTAAGCCTGAAATGACATTGAAAAGGTTGCTGACTGTGATCGTAGGTCTTGGTAAGGAACCAGACCCGTCAAAAGCAAAGCCCTCTACCTTAATTGGCAGCGGAATGTAGCTTTGACCAGCAAAAACAATCGGAACCCCTGTGCCCTCTTGCGTTCCAGGGTGGAAATAGTATTTAATGTCTGCGCCATGCTGAGCGACGTTTAGCTCGAGCTGATATAGCTCAATAATCGCAGACGGCGCAGGCTTTTGCAGCTCTCCAAAAATAGCGTCAAGGTTATCACCTTGAACGTAACCAGAGGAGTGATAACCGCTGAGCGCGTATCGCATGATCAGTCTATTCGGGCCTCAATCAAAGCAAAGCTCAACACAATTGCCTCTGAATGAGCGCTGCTCGTTATGTTGGTGACAGTAATACTTGCCGAACCACTAGCACACACGGCGTTGAACACATAATTACCTATCCCTTCCGCTTTGTGATTGATGACTAAAACATCGTGTTCGGCGATAGTAGAATTTGTAAGGTCAAAAGAAACGCTAGTGTTGGCTGCCAATTGTGCGTTGTTCATAGTAATTCTGCCGCATTTCTTGTTTAGGCTTACAGCAGTCGCCTTACTTGTAGCTTGAGGAATGGCATCACCGCCTTCTCCGCTGGCGGTATAGCCAGCCTTCCCGTCGTTCAAGTTGGTGAAGTTGCTGTCCATCTCAGTGTGGGTGAGCGGACTGCCTTTGCCGGAGCGAGTGACGATCGTGGCCATGGCTTACTCGAAAACTTGTCGGAATGATGCTTGAATTGTAGCTCGGTTCAGGTAAGGGATCGACTTGCTCCACTCTTCGCAGACAAACTTAGAGCTACTGCTTTCGCCTGGCGGAGTGAAGTCAAAGCTTGCGCTGTCTGCAGCTCTTGCGTCTAAAAATGTCTCAATAGTGTCTGCTTCGGCTTCTGAAACATTAAAAGTCAAGCTGTATGACTTTGGGTTTTGGTTTAAACCAAAGCTCAAACGCTTCTCATAGCCA